TATGAATTGAGGGATCACTTTACCTTTGAGGTAGAGGGTGCTAAGTTCATGCCTCAATATAGAAGTAGAAATTGGAATGGTGAAATACATTTATATGATTTAAGAACTAAAAAAATATATATAGGTTTACTAGATAAAATTATATCTTTTTGTGAGACAAGAGAATATAGTTATAGATTTGAAGATAATCAATATTATGGATCTCCTTTAGAAATAAATGATTCTATTTCTATAGAAGGTGTAAAAGATTATATGAGATCTATAACTCATATTAAATCTAGAGAATATCAAATTGAAGGAGTATATGATTGTTTAAAAAATAATAGAAGATTATTGGTTAGTCCTACTGCTTCAGGTAAATCTTTAATGATTTATTCTTTAGTTAGATATTATGTACATAAAAGAATGAAAATTCTTTTAGTTGTTCCCACCACTTCTTTGGTAGAACAAATGTATAAGGATTTTATAGAGTATGGATGGGATGCTAAAAATCATTGTCATAGGATTTATTCTGGTAGAGAAATAACTAATTCTAATGAAGTAACTATTACTACTTGGCAATCTGTATTTAGAATGGATAAATCATTTTTTAAAGATTATGATGTCATCATAGGTGATGAAGCACATAATTTTAAAAGTAAATCATTAGTCAGCATCATGACTAAATTGGAAAATGCTAAGTATAGATTTGGTTTTACTGGTACTTTGGATGGCACACAGACTCATAAATGGGTGCTAGAGGGATTGTTTGGACCATCATATAAAGTCACTAAAACTAATGAATTAATAAAACAAGGACACTTATCTGAATTAGATATACAATGTTTTATTTTAAAACACACTCCAGTTAAGTTTGAAACTTATGAAGATGAAATACAATATTTAATTAATCACGATCAAAGAAATAAATTTATTACTAATCTATGTTTAGATTTAAAAGGTAATACTCTTATTTTGTATAGTAGAGTAGAGACTCATGGTTCTCCATTATTTGAACAGATAAATAGTACTAAGCATACTGACCGTAAAGTCTTTTTTGTACATGGTGGTGTTGGTGCTGAACAAAGAGAATCAATTAGGGAGATTACTGAAAATGAAAAAGATGCAATTATTGTTGCCAGTTATGGCACTTTTAGTACTGGGATCAACATTAAGCGGTTGCACAACGTCATCTTCGCAAGCCCCAGTAAATCCCGCATTAGAAACCTTCAATCAATTGGAAGGGTTCTTAGAAAAGGAAGTGATAAAGTAAAAGCAACTCTTTATGATATAGCTGATGATTGTACTAAAAATTCAAAAAAGAATTATACTTTAAATCATTTTATGGAAAGAATTAAAATATACAATGAAGAAAATTTTAATTATCAAATGTTCCCTATAAATCTTAAAAAATAATGGAAGACGATTTCTATGCTACAATTAAATTTAAGAATGGTGAAGAAATATTTGCCAAAGTAGTTTACGAAGAGGATGAGGATAGAATTCTTTTACTTTTAGATAATCCTATAACTATTGATAAAATTAAAAATAGAGGAGGGGTACATGGATATAAAGTAGAACCTTGGTTGAGAACTACAACAGAAGATTTATTTGTTGTTAATATAGAAGATGTTTTAACGATGAGTGAAACTAAAGATCAACAAACAATAATAATGTATGAGACTTTTGTACAACAAAATCATAGTTTAGATTCTAATGAAATTAAATTAAATAGAAGAATGGGTTATATATCTACAATTAACGAAGCTAAAAGATCTTTAGAGAAGATTTATAAGATTAAATAAGTTATCCTCTTCAACCCTTACAAAGGTATTCTACAGTTAATTTCGTAACTTGTCAACTCTTGTGTTGGATGCTATAATTAATACATAATAGAGAGTAAAGATATGAGTCCTGCAAGAATTATGGCTAAAAGAAAAAGATCTGAACATTATGTTAATAATAAAGAGTTTCTAGCAGCTTTAATTAGATATAGAGAGGATATAGAAATTGCTGAGATTAGAGGTAATCCTAGACCTGTTATCCCAAGATACATTGGTGAGTGTTTTTTAAAGATAGCAACACACTTATCTTTTAAACCTAATTTCGTTAACTATATGTTTAAGGAGGATATGATATCAGATGGAATAGAAAATTGTGTTCAATATATTAGGAATTTTAATCCTGAGAAATCTCAAAATCCCTTTGCTTATTTCACACAGATTATACATTATGCATTTCTTAGAAGAATACAAAAAGAAAAGAAACAGTTAGAAATTAAAAATAAGATATTAGAAAAGACAGGTTATGATCAAGTATTTGATAAAGATGGATCTGATGATTCTAACTATAGTGATTATAATCAAATCAAAGATGCTGTACATTCTAAACTTCGCAATTAATGAAGGTAGCAATAATTACAGACCAACACTTTGGATGTAGAAAAAATTCTAAATTGTTTCATGATTACTTTCTCAAATTTTATGAGGATGTATTCTTTCCTACTCTTGAGAGGGAAGGTATTGATACCATAGTTGATATGGGAGATACTTTTGATAGTAGGAAAGGAATAGATTTTGGTGCTTTGACTTGGGCAAAAAATAATTACTATGATAGATTAAGAAAGATGGGCATTACTGTCCATACTATAGTTGGTAATCATACAGCATATTATAAAAATACAAATGATATTAATGCAGTAGATTTATTATTAAGAGAGTATGATAATGTAAAAATATATTCAGAAACTACACCTATAAGTTTAGATAAATTAAGTGTTCTTTTAGTTCCTTGGATTAACAAGGAGAATGAAGAACAAACTCTAGCAATGATTAATAAGTCAATATCTCCTGTGTGTATGGGACATCTTGAGTTAATTGGATTTAGAGTTCATCGTGGGTATGTTATGGATCATGGTACTGATGTTTCTATATTTAACAAGTTTGATCGTGTCTTTTCTGGACATTATCATACTAGATCTGATGATGGAAAAGTCTTTTATTTAGGTAATCCTTATGAAATGTACTGGAATGATTGTAATGATACGAGGGGGTTTCATCTCTTTGATACAGAAACTCTGGAACTTAGTGCGGTGGATAATCCATATAGGATCTTTCACGTTGTTTACTATGAGGATCATGATCATCAGCTTTTTGACGCCAGTCAACTCTCAAACAAAATAGTCAAAGTGGTAGTTAAAAAGAAAAGTGATCAAGTAAAGTTTGAAAAATTTATAGACAAACTTTATGCTGCTAACGTAGCAGAACTTAAAATTGTAGAAAATTTTGCTCTTACTGAAGCAGCAGAGTTTGAAGCATTTGAATCTGAAGATACATTATCTATTCTTAATAGATATATTGAGGAAGCAGATATAGATCTTGATAGATCTAGAATACAAAAATTGATTCAAGAAGTATATCAGGAGGCATGTGAGTTGGTTTGATGTTTATTTTAGCAGTAGCAGGAAAGGAAACTGAAGGAGCATACTCTGTTACTTCAGCCACTGGAGAACAAGTTCTTTATATTTTTGAGGATGAAGATGATGCTATTAGATATGCTTTATTATTGGAAGATCAACAATATCCAGAAATGAATGTAATAGAGATTGATGGTAAGTTAATATCTAAAACATGTGAACTTAATAATTATAATTATACTATTATTACTAAAAATGATATTGTGATACCACCTCAAGACAATGATTTTATTTGAAAAGATACGTTGGAAAAATTTTCTTTCTACAGGAAATCAGTACACTGAGATAGAATTAGATAGTAATTCTACAACTTTGATTATTGGAACTAATGGTTCTGGAAAAAGCACTGTGTTAGATGCTCTTACTTTTAGTTTATTTAATAAACCATTTAGAAAAATTAGTAAGGGACAACTTATCAATACAGTTAATGAAAAAGATTCTAGAGTGGAGGTAGAGTTTTCTGTTGCAGAAACTGAATGGAAAGTTATAAGAGGAATTAAACCAAATGTATTTGAGATTCATAGGAATGGTATTTGTATGGATCAATTTTCAAACTCTAATGACCAGCAGAAGTGGTTAGAGCAAAATGTCATTAAGATGAACTATAAGTCTTTTACTCAGATTGTTATTTTGGGTAGTAGTAATTTTGTTCCCTTTATGCAACTGAGTGCTCCTAATAGGAGAGAAGTTATAGAAGATTTGTTAGATATTAAAATCTTTTCTTCTATGAATAATTTACTTAAAGATAAAATTAGAGGAATAAAGGAAGAAGTAAGAACTTTAGATTTGAAAAAAGAATCTCTTAATGATAAAGTTAAGATGCAGACTGATTTTATAACTGAACTGGAGCAACAAGGTAAGAATAGAATACAAGAG